GGTATCAAAGCTAAGATAATTAAACAATATTTACCAATTATGAATAAAATGATTAATATGTATTTAGATAAAATGGGTGCAAATTATTCTTTTAACTTAGANGAAAATTTTAANGAAATAATAAAAAGTAGGTATAGAGATAACTTTAGTTATGCATCTTTTTCTGAAGGTGAAAANATGAGAATTGATTTAGCTTTAATGTTTACNTGGAGAGAAATAGCNAAGATAAAAAATTCTGTTAATACAAATTTATTAATTATGGATGAAGTTGGTGACAGTTCGTTAGATGCTGAAGCTACAGATATACTTTGGGATATATTAGGTGAAATGTCTGATGTAAATGTATGGATTATATCACATAAAACTCAATCAGGTGATAGGTTTAAAACTTTGATTGAGTTTTATAAGCAAGGTAATTTTTCATATATTAAAGATTCAAAAGTGTAATAAATAGTTTATGAGATTATTTAGAGTAGATTTTCAAAATAATGTAAGACCTCCTATATTATTAAGAGGTGTAACAAGAGCCCAAGTGTCAAGGCAGATGAAAGAAAGATATGGTGATCTTTTTTTAAGAGTAGACTATATATCTTATGAAGATGCTGAAGCACAATTTGGACATTTTGATCTATTCAAAAACGTAAAAGAAGAACTAAACACTAAAAGTAATAAATATAGTGAAAATTATAAGGATAATATTATGTTCAAAGATCAATTTAAAAAAATAACTGAAGTATCTAAAAATAAAATATACAAATACTTAGATAAATCAGGACAAGAAGCCGGTCATGAAAAAGATATGGAATCTGCAAGCGCTAAAAGAGATAAAGGTTTTACTAATGCTACTAACAAAGTTTTGGGAAAAGCTAAAGTAAATGCCACAGAAGAATATGCAGATTTTATAACACCTGAATCTGAATTGACTGAAGAAATGTATTTTAAAGTAAACATACAGGGTTTACCTGATATGTATATGTCAGCTTCCTCTGCTGGTATGATTAAAGCTAAATTGAGAAAAATGTTAAAGAACATGGACATGATTGGTGATATTGTAAAGACACCTAAAGCAGATGTTAGAAAAGCTTTTAGAATGAAAGCTATGGAAGGTGAAGATTCACAAGATGAATCTACAATGGTAGAAAAAATTAGTGATAATGAAAAAGAAATATCTAAAGCTAGTAAATTCAAATCTAGAGCTACAGTTATAAAGGCAATGAACAATCCTTCAGTGTCAGAAGATTTTATTGAAAACAAAACTAAATTTGGAAAACCTGCTGATGAAGTATATGAACAAGAAATAGAAACTGATGAATCAAATACAGTAAACTTTACTTCTATACTTACAGGAGACAATCCTTTCTATAAGCCTATACAAGAACTGTCAAAAAACACTTTGAGTAGTCATAACGAAGGTCATGATGAAATACAAGATAAAAATGTTGACGGTTTAGATGATAATCAAAAACCTGAAGGTTATAAAACTGCTAAACAATTTGCAGCTCCAAAAAATGCTAAGAGTAAAATGAAAAGCTTGAAGATGGAAATGAAAACAGATATTGCAGATTTGGTAATTGAAAAAGCCAAATTGAAAAAGAATGATTTAAAAATGAGAGCTGGAAAATTAGATCCAAAAGCTATGACAGCTCTAAAGACTATGAGTCAAGATGAAGCTAAAGTATTAGTTCAAGGTCTTCCATCTAATTTGAGAAAATCTACAATGAAAGAATTAGGAATTAGGGAACAAGATTCTCAAATTACTTTGAAGAAAACAGTTGAATCTATTCTTATAAAAAGAGAAATTGCACGTAAAGTTGAAGAAGATAGTATGACTGATCAACAAAATCAAGCAACTAAAGCTTACAATGCTAATAAAAAATCTTTAACATCTTTACATAGAAAAGCTAAAAAAGGTGGCCAAGTTCATGTTGATCATACTGATGAAAAAGGTAAAAAGCAATCAGGTAGATACAATGGTATGATGAGAATGGGAGCACACACATATGCAAAAATAGAACCTCATGATGGTAAAAAAGGTGGTACAACTTTATTACCTATACACCAAGCTCAAAATATAAGACACGTAAAATAAATCCACTAAAAAATAAAAAATATTCATTTTTAGGACTATAATTATACTATGAAAGTTTCGCTATTTACAGATTATGGTGCGTTGAATAGTCCACCAGTTTTTAAAGCATTTGCTGAGGGTTGTCCAGAACATGTTGTTTATAACGACATGGATGCAGATGTAGCAGTTATATGGTCAATATTGTTTACTGGTAGAATGAGAAAGAACAAACTAGTTTGGGATCACTTTACAAAACAAAATAAACCAATAATAGTAATTGAAGTTGGTAGTATATTTAGAGATAAAACTTGGAGAGTAGCAATTGGAGGAATCAATAACCTTGCAAACTTTGGAAACAAAGAACATTTAGATATTGATAGAGTCAATAAATTTAAAATAAGAGTTAAACCATATATAGAAAATAATGAATTTATTACAATAGCTACACAAAGACAAGATAGTTCGCAATGGAAAGATATGCCACCTACAGACAAATGGATTAAAAGTTGCGTTATAGAAATAAAAAAGTATTCTAATAAACCAATAGTAATTAGACCTCATCCAAGAGATAAGGTAACAAATTATAACAAGTTAGCTGAAGAATTGCCAGAGTTGTATTTTGACTTACCAGTATCGACAGGATTAAGTGATTCTGTTAATTTTAAAGACATACTAAGGAGAACATGGTGTGTTGTTAATTATTCATCAGGACCAGCTTTGGAGGCAATTTTAAATGGTGTACATATTTTTACTGGACCTGCTAGTATTGCTTCTTCTTTATCTATACGTGAGTGGAAGGATATCGAGAATCCGCCGAGAGTTGATAGAACTCAATGGCTACATGAATTCGTACATACAGAGTGGTGGACTGAAGAGATTGAGAAAGGGATTCCATGGAAACGACTCAGACCTTATCTTTAATCCAGCCAAGACCATCACCAAAGATGGAAAAAATATACGCAGCCTTAGAACAAGGGTATCCAGGAGCAAAAATAAACGAACATAATACTGACATGTTTGTATTGTGGGGTTTGATTGGTAACAATTCGGAATATATGATGAAAGATAGATTTATTTTTTGTGATATGCCATATCATGGAAGATACGATCCTAATAATGAAGATTGGGATAACACTTATTGGAGATGGTGTTTCAATGGTTTACATGATAATAGAAAATTAAATGTACCTTCAGACAGATTTGAAAAATGGGGTCATGATATTGAATTTTTTGAATATGTTGACTATCATGATAAAATTGTAATTTGTCCTTCAAGCGAAACTATGACTCAATATATGCATGGAAAAAGTGTTGATAAATGGATCTTTGATGTTACAAAAGCACTTAGATGTCATACTAATAGACCCATTGAAGTAAGAAAAAAACCTAGAGGTAATGGTACTAGTGGTCCTAATGTTGCTGGTATAAATCAAATTAGTATGGATTTAGCAAATGCACATGCTGTTGTTGTAAGTGGTAGTATTGTAGCTATAGATGCTTTAAAGATAGGTGTTCCGGTTTTTAGTACTCATAGATGTGCACCATCTGCTTGGTGCACAAATAGAGATTTCTCTAAGATAAATAAACCAGAATATTTTAATAGAGAACAATTGTTTTTTAACTTAGCTTATAAACAATACTCAATTAAAGAAATGCGTGAAGGTATATGTTATGAAAATTCAAATCGCTGGCTGCTCAGTTAAAGCTAGTAAAAGAACACTACAAAATCCAATATTCTTTGCTCTTAAAATGATACAAAAATCATGTGAGCAATTGAATCATGAAGTTATATATAACGAAGATCAAAACGCTCAAGACGTAGATGTTGCTTTTATGTTTGGTTCAGTTACAAAGAGAAAAACAGGAACTGATAGAGCATTATTAAAAAAAAATCTATTAGAAAAAAACATTCCAACTTTTCATATAGACACAGGTTTATATTCTGTTTACATAAGAAATAATTTAAATGTATCTGAAACAGGTATGTTTAGATTAGGTTTGAATGATTGTGTTGGAACAGGCGATTTCTTTAACAAAGATATGGACAGTTCAAGATACGATACATTTAAGAAAAATTTTAACTTTACAGAAAAAGATCCTATAATAAACAGAGATGGTAGTATTTTATTCTTATTACAATCAGAAAAAGGATGGCAATATGATGATACAAAACCATATTGGCAATATGCGAGGGATACAATTGAACACATTAGAAAGATTACTAAGAGAAACATTACAATCAGAGCACATCCATCTCCAGACAGGAGAGGTCCAGAAGTCATTAAAGAAGGATTTGAAAACGTCAATATTGAATATGCTGAAAGAGCTAGACGATCGGTATTGGATTCAATCCGTAGGTCTTTCGCTGTTGTTACACATAGTAGTAGTGCTGCTGTTGAATCAATTGTAGAAGGTATACCTACATTTGCTTTAGATAAAAGATGTATTGCTTACGATGCATGTGAAAATAACTTAGAATTGTTAGAAGATATTGAAAAATACAACTGGGAGGATAGAATGAAAAATTTATACGGTTGGGCTTATACATCTTGGCATGTAAATGAATTTGAAAACCCAGTTACTATACAATATTATTTAGAGAAAGGAAAAAGTCTTGGATACATTTAGTTTTTGCACTACTTTTCACCAACCAGGTTATGATCAATATGGTCGTAATCATTTACATTATTTTGATCAAGCATTACCTGAAGGTGTGAACCATTATGCTTATGCACAACAAACTAAAGTAGATTTAGATTTAAAAAAAATTAAAATTTTAGATTTTGATAAAGAAGTAAAAGGTTACGAAGAATATAAAAGAAATTATGCAAATATGAAGCCTACTGATAAACAATATAAATCTTTTGAATATGAACATGTAAGATTTTCTCATAAAGTTTATGCTGTATTATCTCATTTTGAGAATAGAAAAGATAATTGTAGATATATTGGATGGATTGATGGAGATGTAGTTCCAGTTAAACCTATACCTCTAGCATTTTTTAATACTTTAGTCAAAGAAAATCATTTCATGTCATTGCTTGAAAGAGGATACAAATATGCAGAATGTGGTTTTATGATATGGGATACACACATGAATATTACCGAAGAATATTTTAGAAGAATTAGATCTATGTATGATGAAGGAATTATGTTTAAAAAATATAATGATTTAGGATGGCATGATAGTATTATTTGGGATCATGAAATGAGAGAGATGAGAGGAAACAATCTTTGTGTAGCATACGATTTATCTCAGCCTGCTAAGAACGCCAAAATAAAAATTGATCAAACACAAGTAAGAAAAATGCATCCTTTCGTAAAAGGAATTTTAGGTGAATACATGGATCATGTCAAAGGTAGACGAAAAGACGTAGGTTTTTCTAAAGAAAGAGTACAAATATGGGGTTAGATTATGCATTTCTAGATCCTAAAGTTGCTAAGCAAGTTATGTTGGGAATGCTCACACAAGATAAAGTTAAGTATCTTAATTGTGAAGATAATGCTGATTGGGTACCTTCTTTTCCACAAGATATGGATAACCTGTTTGTTACAGGTACATTAAGAGGTTGTGGAAATGTTTGTAGAGAATCTGTAAGACAAAATAAAAACTGGTTTTATATGGATAATGGTTATGGTCCTTTTTGGAAAAGAGTTACTTTCAAAGGAACAGCACCAACAAGATTATTGCATAGACCTAATAAAAGAACACCACCGGAGCTAAGTGTGTTGCAACCATGGAGGGAGAATAAATCAGATGCTAAAAACATCCTTATACTTCCTCCATCGTTACCTTACATGGATGCTTTTGAAGAAATTAATTGGCTTAATAAAATAATTCATACTATCAATGAATACACGGGTAGAAATTTAGTTATTAGACCTAAACCTGCTAAAGGTAAAAAAGCTCCACCTTGGGAAGATCAATTGAAAGAAGCATATTGTGTTGTAAGTTTTGGATCTAATTTAGCAATAGATGCTATGATAAAAGGTGTACCTACAATAAGTTACAAATATTGTCCAGCTTTTTTTGCTTCATTTAAAATGAAAGATTTAGAAACAGATGCTCTAAACATCGAACCTGATAGACAAAGAATAATTAACAATTGCATGTATCATTCCTTTCACAAACACGAATTTAACAATGGATTTGCATGGGAAACATCTATGGAGAATGCGTATGGATAAATTAAAAGTTTTTATAGGATGGGATAGTAGAGAAGACATTGCATATCAAGTTGCAAAATATTCAATTCAAAAATATGATCCTGACATAGAAGTTATACCATTAAAATTATATGAACTTAGAGAGCAAGGATGTTATTGGAGAGCTGGAGATAAAAAAGCTTCTACAGAGTTCACAATAAGTAGATTCTTAGTTCCTTTCTTGTCTGGTTATCAAGGATACTCATTGTTTATGGATTGTGATGTTTTAGCTTTTGGTGATATGAAACATATATTTAAAGAAGTTAAAGGTAACCATGATGTATGGTGTGTACAACATGACTATAGTCCTAAGTCTACAATGAAAATGGATGGTCAAATGCAACATATATATCCAAAGAAAAACTGGTCATCTGTAATGTTGTTTAACAATGCAAAATGTATAACATTAACACCAAAATTAGTCAATGAAGAAACACCTATGTATTTGCATAGAATGAATTGGGCTGAAAGTATAGGCAATCTACATAACAAATGGAATAGTTTAGCTGGTTATTATAAAGAAGATCCAATGTTAGTTCATTATACTGATGGAGGACCATGGTTCAAAAAATATAGAGAATGTCCTTATAACAAAGAATGGAAACAAACTTTGAAGGAGATGTACGGATTATGAAAGCATTCGTAATACAAGTTGAAGGAATTTTACATAGTATGCACTCAGCTTTAGAAGCTCAGACATCATGTATTAAAAATGGAATAAACGCAGACATAGTTAATGGTTTTGTTCCTTCTAAAGCAGATCATGCTATACAAGAATTAGGTTTAAAACCTTACTCACCAGGACCAAAACTTTATGAAATTAAAAATAGTAAACCAGGTGTAAGAGGATGTTTTATGTCACATTTTTCTTTATGGGAGCAATGTGCAAAACAAAATGAAAACTATTTAATCTTAGAACATGATGCTAGAATAGTAAAGCCTATACCTAAAGTAGACTTTAAAGACATATTACATTTAGATGCTTGGAGATTTGAACCAGATCCTGACTATGCAGATAATGCTTTAGAAGTTGAAGAATACTACGAAGTAAGAAAAGGTGTGAAGACATCAAGGGGTGCATATGCTTATATAATTAAACCACATGCAGCTAAAAACTTAGTTGAAGCAGCATTTAAACAAGGATATACGGCCGCTGACATGCATATATCAGATAGATGCGGCGTGTTTATAGAAAGAATTCAACCTAGATGTGCCATAGTAAGTGACACAAAATCATTAACAAGCGATAGGGATTTTAATTTATGAGAATAGGAATAATATCTGGAGGTTTTGATCCATTACATTCAGGACATTTAGCTTATATCAAAGATGCTAAAAAGAATTGTGATTTTTTATTAGTAGGTGTTAATTCTGATGAATGGTTAACAAGAAAAAAAGGTAGACCTTTTTTGCCATTTGATGAAAGAATAACAATATTAAATTCTATGCATGACGTCAATTATGCTACTAGTTTTGACGATATGGATGATTCAGCCATTGATATAATTACTAGAGCAGTTGCAATGTTTCCTGATGGTGAATTGATTTTCATGAATGGTGGAGACAGAAATAAAAAGAACATACCAGAAATGGATACACCATTGTTATCAGGTATAGATATTGAATTTAAGTTTGGTGTAGGAGGTAATGATAAAAAAAATGCTTCCTCTAAAATTTTAGAAGATTGGAAAAAAGCAATTGTGCATAGACCTTGGGGTTGGTATAGAGTTTTAGATCAACAAGTTGGATGGGCTGTTAAAGAATTGACAATAGAACCTGGTCAATCATTGAGTGATCAAAGACATTTTAATAGATCAGAACATTGGCATATTGTTGAAGGTAAAGTTGCTATAGATTTTGAATTTTCTAATGAAGACAGATATACACAAAATTTTGATATCAAACAGAGTGCAGATATTCCAAGAATGACATGGCACAAAGCATACAATACAACTAAAAAACCAGCTAAAATAATAGAAACATGGTTTGGTGATGATTTAACTGAAAATGATATAGAAAGAAGATAACGTATGTACGAATACAGATGTAAAATAATAAAAATAATTGATGGTGACACAGTAGATGTTGATATTGATCTTGGTTTTGGTGTATGGCTAAAAAAAGAAAGAATAAGGTTATATTCTATCGATACGCCTGAATCAAGAACTAGAGATGTTGAAGAAAAAAAATATGGAATGGCTGCTAAGAAATTTCTTACAGGTATGTTAGATGATGAAGGTGGAATAACACTTAAAACAAGAAAAGATGCTGAAGGAAAATTTGGTAGAATTTTAGGAGAGTTGTGGAGAACGACTAATTATGCTGATAAATCTATTAACGATTATTTAGTTGACAAACACCACGCAGTAAGATACTATGGACAATCAAAATCTGATATAGAAGAACAACATATTAAAAATAGAGAGTTAGTAACTTTATGATAGATACATTAATATTAGGACCATGTCAACATGAAAGTTTAGATCATTCAAAGAAATTGATAGAACAAATTATGGAAGCTACAAGTAATAAAGTAAAAAATTTATATTACAAAGCTTCGTTTGATAAAGCTAATAGAAGTTCAATGAATGGAAAAAGAGGTATTGGAATTCAAGAAACATTACTTGACTTTGAAGCATTAAAAATATGCTATCCAACTATGATGTTTCTTACAGATATACATGAAAAAATTCATATAGACATTATAGCAGATAGCGGAGTTATAGATGTTATACAGATACCTGCTTTTTTATGTAGACAAACAGATCTTATCCAAAAAGCATGTTTATCTGAAATGATAGTTAACATAAAAAAAGGTCAGTTTCTTGCACCTTGGGATGTACATGGTATACTTTCAAAAACTAATGAAGCAAAGGAAGTTTGGATAACTGAAAGAGGAACATCATTTGGATATAACACATTAGTAAATGATTTTACAGGTATGCAATATATAATGGATAATTATGATAACAAATTTGTTTATGACGTTACACACAGTGTTCAAAAACCAGGAGGTCTTGGTACAAGTTCTGGTGGTAATAGAGACTATGTTCCAAAATTAGCATATGCAGCTGCAGCAATGGGTGTCGATAGTTTTTTTATGGAAGTGCATGATGATCCGGATAATGCTCCAAGCGATGGACCTAATATGATTGATATAAAAAACTTACCTCCTATAATTAAAAAATTAAATATGTTTGTTGAAAAGAGTGAAGAATGCAAAATGTTTGGCTAGAAACATGGTTACAATGTAAACCTTATGTTAAAAATTTTGATACAGCTATAGATGTAGGATATAGAAGAGGTGAATTTGCAAGAAATTTAACTCCTTTATTTAAAAAAGTTATTGGTTTTGAATTTAGATATCCAAAGTATACCAATGATGGAAACCTTGAAATTTATAATCATGCATTAGGAGATGAGAATACAGTAAGTTATACATCAAATAAAGCTGGAAGAATAAAAGGTAATGGACCGAGAGAAGTTATTATTAAAAAATTAGATAGTTTTAACTATAACAATATAGGATTTATTAAATTAGATGTTGAAGGATTTGAACCTAAGGTTCTATTAGGAGCGAAGAATACAATAGATAAATGTAACCCAGTAATTTGTTGTGAAATTAATAGATCTGATAATAATTCACAACAAATATTAGAAAATTGGGGATACAAACTTATGGAAATTGATAAGTTACAAGGACACGATTATATTTTTACAAGGAGTTAAAATGAAAGCAGGCAAAATATGGGGTCAAACAGAATTGATACATGCAAATGGCGTATTAGAGTTTCATCGCATTGAATATAAAAAAGGATTTAAATGTTCTGAACATGAGCATAGATATAAATGGAATGGCTTTTATGTAGAGTCAGGTAAAATGATAGTTCGTGTATGGCAAGATGGTGAACAATCTGGTTTAGTTGATGAAACTATTTTATCAGCTGGAGACTTCACACAAGTGAAACCAGGTAAGATACATCAATTTGAGGGACTTGAAGATGGAGTTGCTTTTGAATTATATTGGGCTGAATTTAATCATGATGATATAGTGAGAAGAACAATTGGATCAACATCGTAAAAAAGTCTTTATTACAGGTGTTGGAGGCTTTTTAGGTCACCACTTAGCTGTAAGAATGCATGAATTAGGATTTCATGTTGTAGGAAATGACACTTTTATAGGAGGAGAAGAAGATAATGTCCCAGAATTTGTTGACTTCCATCTGGCAGACTGTTGTGACTTCAAAGCTATGGAAAAAGCAATGCAAGGTTGTGATCTTCTTTATCATTGCGCTGCTACTGCTCACGAAGGGTTATCTGTATTCTCTCCTAGTTTCATCACAAGAAACATCTTCGAAGCTTCGGTTACAAGTTTCTCAGCTGCAATCTCAGCTGGAGTTAAAAGAATCGTCTTTTGTACAAGCATGGCAAGGTATGGTGGACAAAAAGCTCCTTTCACAGAAAATATGTCCCCAGCACCAGTTGACCCTTATGGAATTGCAAAAGTCGCAGCTGAAGAGGTGCTTAAAGTACTTGGCAAAGTACACAGAATAGAATGGAATATAGCTGTACCTCATAACATAGTAGGAGAACATCAGAAATATGACGATCCTTTTAGAAATGTTATGTCTATTATGCTCAATAGAAATTTACAAGGAAAGCCATCTATAATTTATGGCGATGGAACACAAACAAGATGTTTTTCATACGTAGGTGATTGTATTCAATGTTTAGAAAAAATGGGAACTAATCAAGATTTATTTAATGAAATAATTAACATAGGTCCTGATGAAGAATCCATAACTATAAACGAGTTAGCATCATTATGTTCAAATGAAACAGGTTTGAATGAAGATCCAATATATTATAGTAGTGGAAGACCTCAAGAAGTTAAACATGCAACTTGTTCTTCAGACAAAGCAAGAAAATTTCTTAATTATAAAACTACAACAACAGTAAAGGAGGCAGTTAAAAAAACAGCTGATTGGATTAGAAAAAATCCTAAGCCTTTCAAATATCATTTACCTTTAGAAATAATTAATGATAAAACACCTAAAACATGGACAGAAAAAAGAATATGATAAGTATATGTACTCCTTCAAGAGGAAGACCAGAAAAATGTGCAGCTATGATAGAAAGTATGCAAGATACAAGAACATCACTTAATGAATTAGAATTTAATATCTATTTAAATTACGATGATGAGACTCTTCCTAAATATAGAGAACTTATTGACAGTAAGCATTTAACAATAGGTAGTAATTATTATTCTAATCATGGATGGAATATGATGGCTCAGAAAGCTAATGGTCATTTAATTTTTATGCAAGGAGATGCTGAGATTATGATGACAAAAAGCTGGGACGAAATTGCAGAAGATGAAGCATTAAATTTTCCTAAAAGAATTGGAATTTTAGTTCCCAGTGATGGAAGAGGAAAAGGGGGAGCTCCTCACTTTATTGTTACTAGACAATGGTATGAGTTATTAGGATACATGACTAATCCTGTATTTTTACATTGGTATGTAGATACATACGCTGTTGAATTAGCTAAAGCAGCAGGTGTTTTAAAACGAATAAATATTACTAATAAAGCTAAAAAAATAGTAGATGACAATACTGCAAAACTGTCTAGAGAAAACAAAGTTACTCATAGAGATGGATTAGTCATGCAATGGGCTAGAGAACATTTATTACCTATGGAAAGAGAAAAAATTGAACGAGAAATCAATAGATAAAAACTTATTAGATACAATAAGAGAAAGCACTTACGTTGAACATGCAACAGGACATGATCATAAAACTTTCGAATATGATAAAATGGAAGAAATTTTTCAAGATATATACAAAACAAATAGATGGAGAAAAGCAGATGGAGCAGGATCAGGTTCAATACCTGATAATGCAAAACAATGGTTAAAGATATTATTTAGACATGTTAACAAATTTAATGTAGAAGAAATACATGATTTTGGTTGTGGTCCATATTATCTATATAAAGATTTGAATTGGCCTCAAAGTCTAAGATACAGAGGTTATGACATTAGCGAAATAGCTTTAGAAAGAGCAGATCTCAATTGTATAAATCCTAAAGCAATATTTGAAAAAATTGAACATTATGATAATCTTCCTGGTGGAAATAAAAATACATTATTAATAGTTAAAGAAGTATTACAACATTGGCCTGATGAGTTAAGAGTAAAATTTCTTGACAATGTAACTAAAAAATATAAATGGATTTTAATACAAGGTGCTGCAAATAGTACTGTTCCTCCAAACTATAAAAACGGACTTTGTTTTTTTGAAAGTTATCCTCATGAACAAAATGCTAATAGCGAAGTAGGAATTTGGAAATTTAATAATGATCCTGAAGACAGTATACTTACATAGAAAAGATAAATCCAATCCAGGAGATTGGTATTGTTCACCATATCATTATCATCCAGAAGATCCAAAGTATATAAAGATAATTGATATTAATGAGATCGAACCTCAAAAATTAAGATGTGAAAGATTTATCGTTGGTGGTGGAGGTTTATTGTCTAGTGATGCATGGGTAAATAAAATATGGGAATGGTCAAAAAAGATAAAAGCTAAAAGAAAAATTATTTGGGGAACAGGAATTGACGAAGAATTTTTTGATCATCCATTGCTTTTAGAATTTGATTTAATTGGAGTAAGACAACAAAATACACCTTTCCAATATGTTCCATGTGTATCATGCCTTCATCCTATATTTGATACTAAAAAACCAAGTAATTCTAAAATATTACCACTAGCACATCCTAAGACGTTAAAAATTGGTGGTGGAGCTAAGACAAAAAGATTCATTCAAGGTCAACATTCAACTAACATGAAAACACTTGATTTTATTGTTAACCAAATAAAACTTCATGATAAAATATTAACAGCTTCATATCATGTATGGTATTGGGGTAAACTGTTAGGTAAAAATGTTAAGATAGATTATGAAACAAATTTTAGAAAACCATTAAAAGAAAAATTTTTTACGTTACCTAATATAATAAGTCTAGAACATTGTAGGAATCTAAATTATGAATTTGCGAGTAAAGTATGGCTTTGACAATACAAGAAATTAATTTTCAAGAGTGTGTTAAATATTGGAAAGAAGTAAATCATTTCAATGATCCCAATAAAATTTATAACGAAAATGTTAAAAAACTTGGACCATTCAAACAAACAATTGAAAATCCAAAATTTAAATGTTATGGTTTGTTTGATGATTATTTAATTGGTGTAACTCAGTTAATTGAATGGGATATATCTACAATTCGTTTCCGTACTATAAACATACGTAAAGAATGGAGACAAAAAGAACTAGGTGCTTTCTTGTTACAAGAAGCATATGAGAAGGATTGGTCTAATTATTTAAAAATGTTTGGGTGGATGAATTTAAAAAAAATAGATTGGGCATTAAAATTTGGATTTAAAATAATTGAAAATTCAGAACATGATAATCACGTTGGTATAATTAAGGAAATGTAATTTTATAATGGATAATAAAGTAAATGTTGTTTGTGTCAATTGGGGAACCAAATATGGAGCCGATTATACACATAGGTTATATAACATGGTAAAAAGAAATACAACTAAAAAATTTGACTTTTATGTATTGACTGATATGGTTGATTTGTATCCTAAATACAAAGTTGTTGAATTAAATACTGATGAAGTTGGTTGGTGGAATAAACTACAGCTTTTTAAAAAAGGAGTACTTCCAGATGGGGAATACCTATACTTTGATTTGGACGTTGTTATTGTTGACAATATTGATTGCTTTTTTGATCATAAACCCTTTGCTGTTATTAGGGATTTTATCAGGCCTGACAACGGTCTTCTCCCCGGAAGGGAATATAATTCCTCTGCTATGAGATTTAATACATCAAATAGCACCGGTATATATGATTATTATATGAAAAATTATAAAACATGGCATGATTATCAAAAACAAATACATTTCTTTGGAGATCAAAATGTTATATCGAGTTATGTTAATTACTATCCTAATTTTCTTAATGTGTTTCCAGACGAGTGGTTGTGGTCATATAAAAAAGGAAGAGAGAGAGGTAAACATGCTGGAGACAGGAGTAAAATGTTTGGGACATCTATTCCTCCAGGAGGTAAAGTGTGCGTATTCCATGGAAATCCCAATCCAACAGAAGTGAGTGAAGAATGGATCAAGAAAAATTATTTATAAGAAGAACAACATCAACAGAAACTAAAGAAGGCCTTCAGCAATCTAACATAAATGTTTTTATATACGATTCTATCGAAATTGCTTGGACTTACTTTGCTGAGATAATGAACATTGAAGAATGGAACAAGTTATTAGATAAAGGTGAAGGTTTTTATAAAGTAGAAGGAGAAGGTTATGTCAACTACATCTTCATCGAAACCAGAAAGGTTTCAGTATAGAATATATCCAAGCTTGTATGCTAATAATAGTTGGTACATATATAGAATTGATATAAAAGGAAGTTATGATTTGATAGGTCCTTATATGAATGAAAACGAAGCACAAGTAGATCTTAGAAATTTAGAAAGAGGAGAATTAAATGGCAGGAGTTAAAAATCCAAGTACAAGAATGAAATGTTTAAGGTGGTTGTCAGATCATTATGGATGGAAAACTGGATTAGAATTAGGAGTAAAGATTGGCGAGACAACTTTTCATCTAATGAAAAATACTGATTTACACATGACAGTTGTAGATGCTTGGGAAGTTCAAAACGATAACCCCGATTATCATTGGCAATATAATGAAAAACCTAAATGGTCAGGGGGAGATCAATTTGTTCCTTGGGATCACAATGCTAATGAACAAAAGTTTAGAGATAGCGCTAAAGAATGGAAAGACAGAATAAAAATCATTAAAGGTAGATCGTTAAGTGTTATTGATCAGATACCAGACAAAAGCATGGACTTTATTTTTCATGATTCTGATCATTCTTATCCATTTGTAAAAAATGAGATAGAATCTTTTAGATGTAAATTAAAAGATGGTGGAGTAATTTGTGGTGATGATATTACTTGGCAACCTGTTAAACAAAGTGTTGAAGAAGTTTTTGGATCAACATGGAAAAGAATGGGTAAAAATGTTTGGTATCATAAAACATAAAAAAAGTTAGTTGGGTCTAACTTTAATTCAGATATCTACTATAACATTATAAACCAATAAGAAGAGGAGTTATCTTATGACAGAATTTACACAAGGTATATTTGAATTATTAAAAAAAGTTGTCGCTGGCAGTAGTGTTATGTTAGCAGTTGTATATACACTTGGTCATATAGTAATTGCAATGACAGTTGTAAGCCTTATGACAGGAGCTAGTATATGGGAAGCTGGAGCAGTTGCTTTAGTTGAACCATCAATAAACGGTGTATGGTTTTATATTTTACACATGGCTTATAAAAAATTTAATAAGAAATAATGAAATTTGTAATAATAGCTGTCGTATATTTAACATCTGTTGAAAATAACATACAAGTTATATTAAACACATCGAGAATTTACGACAGTAGACAATTATGTATTAATTATCTTATTAAAAATACAGAATCTTTGGGTGGTCAAATTCATAGAATTTTTAATAATATAAACAATATTGAATTATCATGCGTAACCAAAAAAAAAGCACTAGAGTTTAAATTATTAAATGACAACAAAAAATTTAAAAACACTTCTTATACAAATTGATATAAGTCCAGAATATTACAACAAGTTTGTTGAAACAAGAACAACAGCTACGGTAAACATTTTAAATGAAAGAAATGAAAAAGTTAAAACAAATTCTGTTTTGTTTAACGGAGGAGCTGCACAAAGATTTGGGTGGCATTATATATTAGATAGTACTCCAAAAACAAAACATTATTCTCCTTGTTTTGAAATACTAAAAATTTTCAGAGATGATAGTTATTTAGAATACGATAGAATTTTATATTTAGATACTGACACATATTATTATCCAGACTCACCTAATATTTTAGAATATTATCCAGAAGAAGGTTTTCATGCTGTAAGTAGAATGGGTAAAATATTTGATTCAGGTAAAGAACCAGATCACTTAGCTAGATTAAACAAAAAACATTTAATAGAAAAATATAAACAAAATTATTTTAATTCTGGTGTACTTTTATTGGACAGAAACACTATAATAAAAATGAGACCTTTCTTAACTCATGAGGCAATTGAATATAGTTTAGAAAAAAGAGGTCTTTGGTCTGATGATCAATCTGCTATTAATATAGCAGCATATGAATCTGGAGTTAAAATTAATCCAATGCACGAGTATTGGAATCAAATGGATAAAAGATTTAAAGAAGGTTATATTGTTCATTTAAAAGGCAGTATAAAGAACAGAGAAAACGTTTTTGATAAAAGAGCAGAGGAGTATTTAGATGCCGTTTCCAGCAGTCATTGAAGTAGAAAAAGATGGAAAAGAAAAAGCATATGATGTTTATACAAGATTAGCAAAAGATAGAATTTTATTCTTAAATGGTGTTGTAGAAGAAAATATGGCTAATCATATTGTAGCTACGTTGTTGTTTTTAGAATCACAAAATCCAAAAGCACCTATTAATATGTATGTAAATTCACCAGGAGGATCTGTTGTAGCAGGAATGGCTATATATGATATAATGATGTATATACAGTCACCTATTACTACAATTGTAACAGGACAAGCAGCTTCAATGGGTTCTTTATTAGCTACAGCAGGTTCTAGAAGATTAGTAACTCAGAACAGTAGACATATGATACATCAACCATTAGGAGGAGCTTCAGGTCAAGCTACAGATGTAGAAATACAAGTGAAGGAACTTATAAGATGGAAGACTGTGTTAACTGGAATTTACGAAAAGCATACTAAACATCCTTATAGTAAATTAGAAGCAGACATGGAAAGAGATAATTTTATGACAGCAGAAGAAGCTGTGAAATATAATTTAGCAGATGAGGTAGTTTATGAACGTAACGTTGATTGATAGTATGGGAGGTGATGTATCTGTTGTAAATGCAGCAAGAGTTTCATTCGCAAAAGAAGTTAAACATTTTAGTGACAAAGATGAAGGTTTGTTAAGATATTTAGCCACACACGACCATTGGACTCCATTTTCACAAGTTACATACCAAGTAAGAATTAAAGCTCCTATATTTGTAGCTAGACAATGGTTTAAACATATGGTAGGAATTACAAGGAACGAAACTAGTAGAAGATATGTATCGGATACACCTGAATTTTGGTCTCCATATCAGTGGAGATTAGCAGCAGATAATAAAAAACAAGGATCTTCAACTGAAGTTTATCCAGATAATGATATAAGTTATGCATATCAAGAAACAATAAGACATACAGAAGATACTTATAAAATGATGTTAGATAAGGGTATATGTCCAGAACAAGCAAGAGCTATTCTTCCTCAATCTATGATGACAGAATGGATAGAAACTGGATCTTTAGCAGCAGCTGCTAGAATTTATAAACTTAGAACAGAAGAACATGCACAGGTTGAAATACAAAAACTATCTGAGTATTTTGGTGAAGAGGTGTCGAGAATAGCTCCTGTTTCGTGGAAATATTTAATAAATAAGACATAATCGTTCACCCTCACGGGCGGAAGTAGGCAATCGCTGAAGGAACGCACCTAACTTTAAAAAGAGGAGGGTGGCAATGACTTACAGACCATATCAATGGAATAAGTTTGTTCAAGCACGTAGACGTGCTTTAGTTCATAAAATACTGAACTATCGCATAATGTCTAAATGCACATGTAAACAAACTGCTTAGTTCGATTAAAATATAAAGATAAAAAGGTCCAATTAATTGGACCTTTTTTTGTATTTAGCTGTTGACTTTAGTTCTAAATGTGTGATAATGAATCATAGTTAGAAATTAAGGAGATAAAATGTATAATTATAATAAAATCATCGATCAAATTGAGTTAATGAGCAGTGAAGATAAAGTTGAGTTTGTTAACAAGTTATGTGATAGAAATCCTAATGTAGCTTTCACATTAGCTAATTCTATTGAAGTTACAATGATGGATAAAGTTTTTCTAGAAAATGAAAAAAAAGTTCAGAAAGTTATAAAATAACTGTTGACTTTAGTCTGTAATGTGGTATTATAAACATAATGAGAAATTAAGGAGAGATAAAAAATGACATAGCGATAGTAAAGGATGAGAGACTGAATAAGGGAGACCATTTAATAAGGTCGACAGTCTCAGAGGTTTACAAGTCTGGTTGGGCTCAAGGAACCATTATCCTACCATAAAAGCAACCTGCTTCTACCGCTGAGGGGTATACCTAGGTAGAAGTAATTGTTAGAGAGCCCCTCATTTTTTTATATAGGAGATAAAATGAAATTAAAAGTAGGTCAAAAAGTATTTGGTAAATTTGGTGAAGCTAAGATCAAAAGAATTGAGTTATGTGAATCAGTTGGTGATAAAGAAGGTATCTCAGTTCAAGAAGTTTGGTATAACTTAGTTGATAAATGTGTCTTTGATATGGACAATGGTCATTTTGAATATGGTTTAGATCTAGATTACATTCCGTTCTAAAAAAAGTTGTATTAACAAAAACTTTTTTAAAAAAGTTACTATAATAATAACATAATAAAAACATTGAGAGGTATATTATGGCACACGAATTAGAAATTATTGATGGAAACGCTCAAATGGCTTATGTTGGACAAAAGCCATGGCATAGATTAGGAACTGAAGTTAAAGAAGGAATTATGCCTTTAGAAATGATGGATGTTGCAGGTCTCAATTGGGAAGTAGAAAAAAAAGATCTTTCTTTTATGAATAGAGAAGGTGAAAGAGTAAGAATTCCTAATAAAAAAGTTCTAACTAGAAAATCTGATGATAAAATTTTAGATATAGTTGGAGACGAATGGGTTCCTGTACAGAATAAAACTGCTTTTGAATTTTTTGAGCAGTTCTGTGAAGAAGGTTCAATTAAAATGCATACTGCAGGTTCACTTATGGGTGGAAAAAAAGTATGGGCTTTAGGAAAAATTGATTCTTCATTTGAATTGTTTGGTGGAGATAAGATACAAGGTTATCTTTTATTTTCTAATCCTCATCAATTTGGACAATCTGTAGATGTAAGATTTACACCAATAAGAGTTGTGTGTAACAATACATTGACATTATCTTTAGGTTCCAAAGTAGAAAATTTTGCTAGAATTACTCATAGAAAAGAATTTGAGCCAGAAATGGTAAAAAAGATTCTTGGATTAGCTACAGAAAAAATGGATGAATATAAATCCGTAGCTGAAAAATTGGGTTCTGTACAAGCTGAAGATAAACAATTTAAAGAATTCTTAGGTAAAATATTTGGTGAATCTAAGAAAGATGAGATGTTAACAAGAACAGCTCAATTAGCATATGATGCTTTTGATAAACAACCTGGTGTTGAATATGCAACAGGATCTTGGTGGCAAGCATTGAACGCTGTTACATATGTAACAGACCATAGAGTTGGAAATAGTGACGAAACTAGACTAAACAGTATGTGGTATGGTGCTAATAAAAATAAAAAAATAAATGCAGTAAAGTTAGCTTTAGAATACGCTAATGCATAATATTGATAAAATATCTTGGACAGAAATAAACGACCTTCAAATGAAGGTCGTTTTAGATATCTATAAAAGTAAATGGATTCCGGATTATATTGTAGGAATTGTAAGAGGAGGAGCTATTCCTGGAATTATGATTTCACATACAATGGATATTCCATTTATTCCTTTAGATATTAGACTTAGAGACAAAGTATGTAATAATGATAAAAATTGGAATCACTTTGCTTCTAATGTTGATACTTCAAAAAAATATCTTTTTGTTGATGATATAAATGATGTGGGAGATACGTTTAAGCTTATTCTTGAAAAATGGTATAAAGATTTAAATGTCTCTTTCAATGATACAAATAAAATCTGTACTCTATACGAAAGATCTTCGTCTAAAATAGAATCAGATTATGTTGGAAAATTATACTACGAAGAAGATTGGTTACTTTTTCCATGGGAGAACGAATATGCGAATTGAAAACGAAGTTAAATTAAATTTTGACGATGTACTTCTAAGACCTAAAAGAAGTACATTAAAAACAAGGTCACAAGTAAATTTAGAAAGATCATATACATTTCTTAATAGCAATGCTAAATGGAAAGGCATTCCCATAATAGCTTCTAATATGGATACAACAGGTACTATTGAAGTAAGTAAAGTATTAGATAAATTTAAAATGTTAACATTTTTACATAAACATTATGATATTGATAGTTTGTATAATTTATTCTTTACTAAGCCAAGAGTAAATATTGGTTATTCAACAGGGATAACTGATTTAGACATTCAAAAATGGAAAATGTTAAAAGGTAAATTACCTAAAAACACTATTAAATGGCTTAATATAGATGTTGCAAATGGATATACAGAAAGATTTGTTTCGTTTATAAAAAGATTAAGAGAAGCTAATCCTGATACTATTATTGTAGCTGGTAATGTATGTACAGCTGAACAAACACAAGAATTGTTACTTGCTGGTGCAGATATAATAAAAATTGGAATAGGTCCAGGAAGTGTGTGTACTACTAGAATACAAACAGGTGTAGGTTATCCACAGCTATCTGCTATTATAGAATGTTCTGATGCTGCTAATGGTATTGGAGGGCATATAATAGGCGATGGAGGATGTACAACGTCAGGTGATGTAGCAAAAGCCTTTGGTGGAGGTGCTCACTTTATAATGTTAGGTGGAATGTTAGCTGGTCATAAAGAATCTGGTGGTGATCTTAAAAACATCGACGGTAAAATGGTTAAAGAATTTTATGGTATGTCTTCTATGAAAGCTCAAGAAAAATATAATGAAGGTTTAGCTCATTATAAAGCTTCAGAAGGAAAAATAGTTTCAATAGATTTTAAAGGACCTTTGACACCAACTGTACAACAATTATTAGGTGGTATAAGATCTTCATGTACTTATATTGGAGCTTCTTCTTTAAAAGAGATGGGAAAGTGTGCAACTTTCATAAGATGTAACAGCACACATAATAAAATTTATAAATAAGCTAACCAGGTAGCCCCTGTAGATAAAACAGCAATATATTTTTATACATATAATATCTGGGGACTAACATGACTTACTATGAAACACTTTTTATAACTTCTCTTGTATCTGTTGTAGGCTTTATTGCATGGAGAGTATACATGATTGAGACTAAACACTTAAATCAAATTCAAAATTCAATAATTGAAATTAAAACAGATTTGAAATGGTTAGTTGCTTTTCATGAAGATGAAAATAATTACAAAGCAAAGAAAACAAAATCAAATAAAAAGAATAAATAGTATATAAAAAGATTCGCAAGTTGGGATAAGGCGCCAACATGTACGTCCAGGTTTTACCCGGACGTTTTTTTTTGTTTAAAATTCTTATTTAAAAAAAATTTTAGTTTTCCCTATAATAACTTTGAAGGGAAATTATTATGCCAAAATATGATAAAGATAAACTTGCGAAAGAAATTATGGGTGAAAGAAAACCTATAAAAATAAAACGTAAAAGAAAGCCTATGTCACCCGAACAAAAAGAAGCTGCTGTTGAAAGATTGAAAAAAGCAAGAGAGCTTCGACTTGAAAAAAATGGTCCACCTAAAAATAAAACTTATCATTCGACAGTATACAATAGTGAATTAGTTGAACTCAAAGAAGTTTTGAGTTGGTTAAAGAATGCTAAAGAACAGGCTTCTTCTTACAAACAATCAATGAAATTAGGTTTATCTGATAGTAAACAAAGATCAAAGAATACCACAATGTTTAATTTGTGGGAAGGATATGCTGCTGACATAAATTGGTATTTGAGAACTGGTGATTGGATAAGCGATTATTTTGGTGAATATATGGGACAGAAGACAAAGTGGCGTGTTGTTGCAGCTGGTAAAACTAGTGAATTTATGGAAGGCGATACGTGGAATATAGATTCTTTGAAAAAAATTGACGATACTCCTATAACAAAGAAAAGAAGATTTAAAAGGAAAAGAAATGAAACTGAGTAAAACAACTTTAGCTACACTAAAGAATTTTTCTACTATTAACCAATCGATTGTAATCAAACCTGGTAATACTTTAGAAACAATTAGTAATGTTAAAGATATATATGCAAATAGTACAATTGAAGAAAACTTTGATAAACAAGTATGTATATATGATTTAAATGAATTTTTAGGAGTTATATCTTTATTTGAAGATCCTGATTTAGAATTAGGTGACGAATGTATGACCTTAAAACAAGGTAAAATAACTCAGAAATATTATTATGCTGATCCTACAGTTGTAACATCACCACCAGACAAAGGAGTAACTTTACCAAGCGAAGAAGTTCATATGAATTTAGATAGAAATACATTGTCTATGATTGTAAGAGCTTGTAGTATCAATAATGCTACAGACGTGACATTTAGTAATAAAGGTATACTAGCTCATGATAAATCTATACCTAATAGCAATGTGTTTAGTGTAGATATACCAGAAACATCAGATGTGTATGATTTATCTATATCGGTTGATAAATTAAAGATGGTACCTGATGATTATAAAATTGCTATATGTACTAAAGGATTAGTTAAGTTTGAAGGAAATTACATTACCTATTATGTAGCTTTACAACCAGAGGGTAATTATGTCAAAGGATAGTTTAACAGTTGAGGAAAGAGTTAGTTTAGAAGAATCTATTATGGATGCTCATATGGCTGCTGATAAAGTGTTAACATCAGGAAAAGAAGTTCATCATAGGTTACTAGATCTTACAGTTAAAGATGCACTAGAATATATAACAAAATATAAAAATAAACTTAAAGATGACAAGAAGGCTGAAAATTATAAACTTCATATGTTAGTACCTTTACAATTACACTTAATGTTAGATCAAGATAGGGATATAAAAAATGTCAAAAAAACATAAATTAGATTTGATAGGCCGTTGGGCTAAAGAAAATAATATAAGTAAGTGGATGATGTTTCATCCAGAAGAAACATATAAGAAAAAAGATTTTCAGCAAAAAAGCTATAACAACAAAAAGAGAAATAACAAGTATGATAACTGAACAATTTATATGGGCTGAAAAGTATAGACCTGAAAAGATAAGTGATATAATTTTACCTAGTAACTTGAAAAAAACTTTTGAGAACTTAATTCATAAAGGCGAAGTAACTAATTTATTATTTTCTGGTTCTGCTGGAACAGGTAAGACTACTGTAGCTAAAGCATTGTGTAAAGAACTAGGATGTGACTATATAGTTGTTAATGGTTCTGATGAAGGAAGATCTATAGACGTTTTAAGAGATAAGATTAAAAAGTTTGTTAGTACAACTTCAATGAAAGATAAACCTAAAGTAGTAATAATTGATGAAGCTGATTATCTTGGTTTAGCTGTACAGCCTGCTCTTAGAAATTTTATAGAAGAATTTTCAAAGAATAGTAGATTTATATTAACTTGTAACTTTAAACATAAAATTATTGCTCCGTTACATTCAAGATGTTCTGTTATTGATTTTGGTGTTGGTGCTGATGAAAAACATGTAATGATGTCTGACATAGCAAGAAGAATGTTTAAGATATTAACTCTTGAAGGAATAGAGTTTAATAAACCTAGTGTACTTGAAATTGTTCAAAGATTCTATCCAGATACAAGAAGAATTATTAATGAATTGCAGAGATATAGTCAAGTAAACAATAACATTGATAGTGGAATAATATCTATTGTTAATACAAATAAAGTAAAAACTTTAATTAATTTTATGAAGAAAAGTGATTTTAAATCTTGTAGACAATGGATTGCTGACAATCCAGATACAGATCAATTGTTCAATGATTTGTATACTAATATTGTTGAATATATAAACGAAGAATCTATACCAACTCTAATTCTTTGTATGAGTGACTATCAACATAAAGCTGCTTTTGTTACTAATCAAGAAATCAACTTAGCAGCTTTTGTTATTGAAGTTATTAAAGGTGTAAAATGGAAATAGATCTATTTGGTAATATAATTACTAGACCTATTGAATATAATACTGAGGAACAAAAAGTAAATCCTTTTATTTTTCTTAAATCTATATCGAATAAACAAAAACCTAATGATTTAAATGGTTTTAACAAATACCTAACTAATCTAGCTATGTCACAAAGAAGTGATACAATATTGTATGCTAATGAGGTAAATAGAGATATTAACATATCTGATCAGATGGTATTTGATTTCTATTTTCATGGTTTACCTAAGAAAAATTATTGGTCTATGTGGGCTAAAAATGTTGTTTCAGAATACAACGAATGTGTAAAAGAATACTTTAAAGTGTCTAGTAAAGTTGCTAGCCAATATGAAAAGTTAATAAAAGAAAAAGATAAGAAGTTAATACTTGAGTGGTTTCAAAAACGTGAAGGAGGAAAACAATAATGGGTATATTAGTCTTAGTGATGTCAATGTTTAGCATTGATAATGAAAAGTTTATTAATACTATGAATGATCAAATGAAAAATGGATACGAATGGAAGTTTGTAGGCAAACAAGCCGTAGATAAAAATGTTCCGTCAATATCTATAAAAGCTCCTAATGATGAAGAATATGTTTTTTTTAAACTAGACAAATAAAAATTTATAAATAACCTAGCAAATTAAATTATTGTGTTAGGTTATGATAGAGAATTTATTAGAAATAAAATTAGGCGATCGCGATAATTTCCTAAAAATTATTGAGACATTATCAAGAATTGGTATGGAAAGTTCCAACAATAAACTTGTTCAATCGTGTCACGTTCTTCACAAAAGAGGTCAATATTTTATCTGCCATTACAGAGAATTGTTTATATTAGATGGATACCAAAGAGATTTGACTCCTGATGATATAAAAAGAAGAAATGGTATTACAAAATTATTAGAACAATGGAATCTATGCACTGTTGTAGATAAAGATAAATTAGAACCATCTTCTCTTTCAAGAGTTAAAGTTATTCCTTTCAAAGAAAAAAGTAAATGGACTCTCAAACAAAATTATACAATTGGTAAAAATAAAACAAAATAACTCTATAATAGTTATATGAGTAGATATTATACAAATGTGAATAGATGGGGTAATACCCTTTTCGTAAGAGGTCTTGAGGATGGAAAAGAGTTTAGACATAAACTCAAATACGGTCCTACATTATACCTCGAATCAAATAAAAATACTGGTGTTACATCTATATATGGTAATTGGTTGAAGCCAACCCAATTCGACACGATGACAGACGCTAATAACTTCGTTAAAGACCATCCAAACTTAAAAGTATATGGTTTTCCTTTATTTCATTCAACATATATAAATGAAACTTTTCCTAATGCTGACAAGCTATGGAAAAGAGAACAGATAAGAACTTTTAATATAGATATTGAGGTAACTTCTAATGAAGGTTTTCCTACTGCTGATGCTGCAGCATATCCTGTAACTGCTATTTGTATATATGACAATATAATAGATAAGTTTGTATGTTTTGGAGATAACGATTGGTCTTCTGAAAAATCTGAATTAAGTAAAGATCAACTTGAAAAAGTTGTTTATATTAAATGTAAATCTGAACAAGATCTGTTAAGTAAGTTTGTAAAATTTTGGTCTACTAATTTTCCTGATGTTGTAACAGGTTGGAATGTTGCTGGTTTCGATATGCCATACTTGTTTAACAGATTGAATAATTTAGGTATGGATCCTAATAAATTATCTCCATGGAATAGAAGTGACATAAGAGAGATTAACATTAAAAAGGAAAACAATCAAAGTCTTAGAATAAAAGAAGTTTCTATTAAAGGTGTATCTGTAATAGATTATATCTTATTATATAGAAAAAACTTTACACAGGAATCTTATAGATTAGATTGGGTTGCTTATCTTGAACTAGGCCAAAGAAAATTAGATCATAGCGAAGTGACAGGCTTGCATACGTTGTATTATACTAATTATCAAAAGTTTATTGATTATAATATACAAGATGTGAACCTAGTTAAAATGTTAGATGATAAACTTGGTTTAATTGATGCTCAGTTAGCTATTGCTTATAAGTCTTGCATGAACTTTGATGAAGTAGGTTCACCGGTAAGATCGTGGGATTCCTTGATTAATAATGAACTTAATAAACAAAATATGCAACCTCATTTCAGTATTGAAATGAAAGAAAAAACATCTCAGATTCCTGGAGGTTATGTAAAAGAACCTCTTTGTGGAAAGCATGGATGGGTATTATCCTTTGATGTGAATTCTCTCTATCCTCATTTGATTATGCAGTATAATATCTCTCCTGAAACTATAATTAACAAATCTAAAGTATGGCCTGATATTAGTCCAGAAGCAAGAATAAAAAAGTTTCTTGATAGAGAACCTTTACCAGAAGAAAGTAAGAATTATATTGTTGCAGGTTCTGGTTGGATGTTTAGTAAAGAAAAAGAAGGTATTATTCCTAAACTAATGAGAACTTTGTATGAGGAAAGATTACGTTATAAAGACTCTATGTTGAAAAAGCAAAGAGAAGGTAAGGAATATTCCTATGATAAAAACAATCAACAAGTAAGAAAGATTTTGTTGAATAGTGGTTATGGTGCTATAACTAATAAATTTTATAGATGGTACGATCAAAGACTAGGTGAATCGATTACTTTATCAGGTCAATTTATTATACAAGAAGCTGAAAAGAATCTAAATGCATATATGAATAAACTATTGAAGACAGACAATAAAGATTATATATTAGCTATTGATACTGATTCTAATTATCTAAATATACAACCTTTAGTAGATAAGTTTTTTAGTGATAAGACTAAAGAAGAAGTAATTGATATCTTGAATAAAATTGCTGAGGAACAACTCGATAAAGTATTAGAAGAAGGATATGTAGGTGTTTCTAAGTATCAAAATACTCTAGGCCAGAAAATGATTATGAAGCGTGAATGTATTGCTGACTCAGCTTTTTGGACTGCTAAGAAAAGATATGCTATGTCTGTTTGGGATACTGAAGGATTTAGACATAAAGAACCTAAGATAAAAATTCAAGGTTTAGAAGCTATAAGATCTTCTACACCTCAGATAATGAGAGATAAGTTAATGAAAATGATTACACTTACTCTTAATGAAGACGAAGAAACATTACAAAAATATATTGCAGAAGTAAAAGAAGAATATATGAAAATGGTTCCTCAAGAAATTGCTTTTCCTAGAACAATGAATAACATTTCAGAGTATACTTTGAGCGATGGATACATGAAAGGTACACCACCTCATGTCAAAGGAGCTATTGCTTTTAATAGATTGCTTGTTAATAAAGAATTAACTAATCAATGGGAAACTATTAAAGATGGTGAAAAAGGTAGGTTTGTTTATTTAAGAGAACCTAACAATGTAGGAACTCATGTTATATCGTTCATGACTTCGTTACCTGAAGAAATTGATATAGATCAATACATAGATAGAGAGAAAATGTTTGAAAAGACCGTTGCTGATCCGTTTAAACACATTTTAGACCCTATTGGTTGGTCAACAAAGAAAATAGCTACACTAATTGATTTCTTTTCATAATAAATAATGATATGGAGAATTATTATGATTACTGATAAGATTTTATCTAAGTTTAAAAATATAACCGAATGGACATTATTTCTTAATGAAAGAATTAATGATGGTCACGAAATATCTAAAGGCAAATTAGGTGGCGAAAGATCAAAATTTCAAAAAGAAAAAGATCTTGAAAAGAAAAGAATAGACCTTAAAAGAAGAGGATATTCTGAAGCTAAAGATGAAAAAAAAGAAAAAGCTAAATCACATGATAGAAATACAAAAACTAAAGAAGTTCATGTTAAAAAATCAGCAAACGGAGCTGAAACACATAAGACAATAGAAAAAGAACCAATGCCTGATCAGGATATGGATCAAGAACAAGATCAAGAACAACAAATGCCACCACCACCACCTCCTGTTCAACCACAACCAGGATCACAAGTTAAAATAGGAAGAAAAGATGCTAATCAGAAAATAGACCCAGCAGCTATTCCTATTGAAGTTGGTAAAAATACTAAAGAACAAAAAGTTGATTTAAAACCTAAAGTCATCGTAAAAGCTGACACAGATTATGGCGTAAACAAAAACTAGATGGAATTAAACGGTAGTACATTAGAATACTTTGCTGCTAAAAATTATAAGAATCCTTTCTGTCATTCTAAAGAAGAATTTATAGAAGATTTAAATAGATTTAAATTAGCAAAAAAGTTAGCTAAGAAAATTAATACTGATAAGACTAAAAATATAAGATTGTTAGTTAATCACGTAATATGTTTTACTAATAACTTTGAACTTCAAGCTGCAAAAAGAATTTTATTTTATTTTGCAACAGATGTAGAAAAACAAGTTTTTAGAACAGTATTGACATATCTTAGTTTAATGGATAAACAAGAACTCAATGAAATTTCTCATTGTTTAACAACTGCTAAGTTACTAAAGGATATGGACAATGGCTCCAGTTAATTATATTGATGCAGCTATAATTTTTAGAATATTAATGAAGTTAGTGACTCCGTTTGACAAAACTAAAGCTTTCGAACTTGGTTTAGTTGATGCTAAAGGTAAATCTCTTAAAAAAGCAAAAACGTCTGATGAAAAAGCAGCTATGACTCTTGTAGATAGAATGGTTTTTAATTTAAAAAGATTGTTAGGTTCTATTCCAGGAGGAAAAACAAGGTTAGCTTCATACATTGCAGCTCTAGCTTTATTAAAAGAACATGTACAAACAACATACAATAAACCTACAGCTGATATGTTAATTGAAAAGCTTGAAGAAAAGAAAATTATACCTTCTATTGGTCATGATATAGGAACCCCAGAAGGTTATCTATCTGCAATGGAAGAAGCAATTATGGCTGAAATGAATTCAGGAGCTAGTATAGGAGGATCATTAGGTCCTGCAAACACAAACGCTCAAGCAAATGCAACAGGTTTAGCTGGCCCAACAGGCCCAATTCCATCTAAAAGAAAAAAAACACAGTCTATGACTAAAATTCTTCGAAGAATCTAGTATAACAACTAAGTGTTAAATGTTAATAAAATTAAATGTCCTTATTGTGAGTCTAATGCTTTTGTATATAATCTTTTAGATACNAAAAGATTTTTGTGCCATTCGTGTCAAAGGGATCAATTATATGAAAGGGTGTTAGAACATGACAGTTTTCGGTCTGATAAGTTATATAATCTTATCGATGGGTATAGCGGGATTGATATCAAAGAAGGTATCAACTATAATTCTATCTTACAGTATTGTGAAAAGTTATCTGAGCTTCCTAATAGCCATCTCAGTGTTAAGTATGTACGGAATCGCAGGATTCATCATCAGTTGGATATGGACCTCTTTTACACTGAGGACCTTGGAGAAATTGCTAATAAAGCAGGATATAATCTTAATAGACAAGACAAAGAACCAAGGTTAATAATACCAATAAGAGATAAAGAAAATAAATTATATGGATTACAAGCTAGAAGTCTGAAAGATAAATCTGAATATAGGTATATAACTTTATATTTTAATAAAAAAGAAAGATTATACGGTTTGAACAAAGTTGATGTTACTAAACCTTTTAATATATGTGAAGGTCCTATCGATAGTTTTTTTATAGAAAAATGTATTGCGTTATGTGGTTCAAATGATTTAGATAATAAATACTCTACACTTGCAACAGTTATTTTAGATAACGAGCCTCGCAATGTGCAAATAGTTAATAAGATGTTAAAGTATGTTGAAAGAGGTTTTCGTATTGTTGTATGGCCTGATAATATTAAACAAAAAGATATAAACGATATGGTAATGTCTGATTTAGACGTTAATAATATTGTATTGAAAAATGTATACGAGAAATTACAAGCAAAAGTTAAGATTAATAATTGGAAGAAGTGCTGATGAGATATAAAGGAATAAAATTAAATTTAAAGAGAGACGAGTTATTAACTGACTATTCAATTTCGCTGTTGAAAGAATTTTATATGAAGGGCAATGAGAAGTCACCTCAAGAATGTTTTGGTAGAGCTTCAGTTGCATGGTCAAATTTTAAAGGTGTTAAAGACGAAGCTTTAGCACAAAGATTGTATGATTATGTTAGTAAAAAATGGTTTTTATTTGCTTCTCCAGTATTATCAAACGCACCATTTGAAGGAATAAAAACTAGAGGGTTACCAATTTCATGTTTTTTAACTTATGTGCCTGATACTATTGAAGGTTTAATTAGCCATACATCAGAATTAAGATGGTTATCAATATTTGGTGGAGGTATTGGAGGTCATTGGTCTGATGTTAGAACAATATCAGATATAGCTCCAGGTCCTATTCCATTTTTAAGAACTGTTGATGCAGACATGATTGCATATAGACAAGGAAAAACAAGAAAAGGTTCATATGCAGCATATTTAGATATATCACATCCTGACATTATTGAATTTATTAATATTAGAATACCTTCTGGCGATGTACAGAGAAAAGCACTCAATTTACATAACGCAGTTAACATATCAGATGCATTTATGCATGCTGTTTATGAAGATCAACCTTGGAACTTAATTGATCCAAAAGACAATTCTGTAAAGGAAACTATCAATGCAAGAAAATTATGGGAACGATTACTTGAAATTAGATTTAGAACTGGCGAGCCATATATTAATTTTATTGATACTGCAAATAAATCACTTCCTTCATTTTTAAAAGATAAAGGACTAAAGATACATGGATCAAATCTATGTAACGAGATACATCTTCCTACAAGTAATGAAAGAACAGCTGTGTGTTGTTTATCTTCCTTAAATTTAGAATATTATGATGAATGGAAAGGAACAACAATAGTTGAAGATCTCATAACTATGTTAGATAATGTATTAGAATATTTTATTGAAAATGCTCCTGATGATATTTCAAGAGCTAAATTCTCAGCTGAAAGAGAACGGTCTATTGGTTTAGGAGCTATGGGATTTCATTCTTACTTACAAAAGAAAAACGTAGCCTGGGAATCAGAAATGGCAGACATTCANAATACAGTAATGTTTGGTAAAATAAAAGAAAAAGCATATTTACAATCACAAAAATTAGCTGAAGAAAGAGGAGAATATCTTGATGGTATTGGATCTGGCGTTAGAAACGCACACCTTCTTGCAATCGCTCCCAACGCTAGTTCTGGTATCATTCTGTCTACTTCTCCTAGTATTGAACCGTTAAAGGCAAATGCATATACACATAGAACTAGAGGGGGTTCGTTTCTTGTTAAGAACAAATATTTAGAAGAACTTTTAGATAAAAAAGAAATTAATTCAGAAAAAATATGGTCTTCTATTATAACAAATAGAGGATCAGTACAACATCTTGAACAACTAACTAAAGTAGAAAAAGATATTTTTAAAACAGCACAAGAACTTGATCAAGAATGGATTATCAAACATGCAGGAGTCAGACAAAGATTTGTATGTCAAGGACAATCAGTTAATTTATTTTTTCCAGCAGAAGCTGATAAAGGTTATGTAAATAATGTTCATCTTAAAGCATGGGAACATGGATTGAAAGGATTGTACTATTTGAGAACAGAAGCTAAAGCAAGAGCAGAAACAGTTTCTGAAAAAGTAGAAAGAGTAGCTTTAGGTGAAGATAACTCTACAATAATATATGGTAAAGAAGATTGTCCATATTGTACTATGGCTAAGGAAGAACTACAAATGAGAAATATAGATTTTGAATATGTAGATTTAAAATTAGTAGGTAAAACGGCCGCTCAGGTCACAGGAAGAAAAGTTTCTACAGTTCCACAAATATATCTTTATGGAGCATATGTAGGAGGTTACGAAGAGATGATGAATAAATTAAACGGTGCGATTAATCAGGAATCTGATGAAGAGTGCGTAGCTTGCCAAGGATAGGAGAATATTATGGCTTCATATACAGATAAATTAAAAAATCAATTAGACAGAGTGGTTTTACGTGGATCACCTGACAAAGAAACAATAAGATCTTTAGCAGAGATTATCTTTGAGTTAAACGAAAGACTTAACAAGATAGAAAAATCAGTTGTTCTAGATGAAAAAATAAAACAAGAGGACTAATATGACACTTTTAGATGAATCAAAATCATACAAGCCATTTGCATATCCATGGGCTGTAGAACTAACTAAAAAACATGAAGAAGTACATTGGGTCGAGGACGAAGCTGAACTTTCAGAAGATGTTCAAGATTGGAAAACTAAATTAAGCGATCAAGAAAAAGAATTTATTACACATATTCTTAGATTGTTTACACAATCAGATGTACAAGTTGGAGCTAATTATTATGAATTTCTTATTCCAAAGATAAAAAATAATGAAGCAAGAAATATGTTAGGTTCATTTGCTGCAAGAGAAGGTATACATCAAAGAGCATATGCTTTACTTAATGATACATTAGGATTACCTGAAGATGAATTTCATAAATTTTTAGATTATACTGAAATGTCTGAAAAGTTAGAATTCATGCAAGACAACAATGTCAATTCACATACTGGGTTAGCTTTAGCTTTTGCTCAATCAACATTCAACGAAGGAATGTCTTTATTTGCATCATTCGTAATGTTGTTAAACTTTCAAAGGTTTGGTAAAATGAAAGGTATGGGTACAATTGTTGAATGGTCCGTAAGAGATGAGTCAATACATGTTATGGGTAATGCAAAGTTATTTAGAGAATTTTGTGAAGAACATCCTAAGATAGTAACAGATGAACTTAAATCTAAAATATATGAAATGGCTAAAAGTGCTGTAACTTTAGAAGATAAGTTTATCAATCTAGCTTATAAAGGTAACGAAATAGAAGGTTTAGAAAAAAAAGAAGTTAAGCAATATATAAGACATATAGCTGATCGTCGTCTTTTACAATTAGGAATGAAGCCAATTTTCAAAGCTAAAGATAATCCATTACCTTGGTTAGATTGGATTCTAAATGGTACTTCTCATGATAACTTTTTTGAAAAAAGAGTAACTGAGTATTCTGTTGTTGGTTTATCTGGTGAGTGGGGAGCATATAGAAGAAGTGATGCGTGGCATTCAAGAGAAGATAAAAAAAGAGATACAGCTTAATGAACGAGCAGGCTGTATCAAGAATAAGAAGTAGCTTTGAAAATAAAATCAAAGCTACTCAAGTTCAATTGTCTCCTTTTCCTTACTTTCAAGTAGAAAATATTTGGCCTGAAGATATATATGATTGCTTTCATACATTTAATCCTTTAGACAAAAGAAAAGGTTTATCAAAACCATGGTTAGAAAAACATTCTAAATCTAATCCTCATTATAAAATAAGAAAACAAATAGATTTATACGAAGTTATAAAAGCACATAAGAAAGATCCAGATGTTCAATTTTGGAAAATAATTCACGAAGCGTTGTTTAAAGACAATTGGTATGCTAAGTTAATAGGTAATCATTTTAAAGAATTTTTCTCTACACAATTTGGACCTCTTTGTGATGATCAAGGATCATGGACAAATAAAGTTGTTCAAGAATGGTTTGTACAAAGACATGATGTTGATTATTTTTTAGGTCCTCATACTGATAGACTAGATAGAGTTTTTACTAATATATTTTCATTACCTAAAGATAAAGGTTTTGAACATTTAGGAACCTCTTTGTGGCAAGCTAAATCAGGTGATTTATCATATGGAGGAAAACATTTTGGATTTAAAGGTTTCGAAAAAGTAGCTCAAATGGCATATCAACCTAATCAACTATTTGTATTTTTTAAATCAAGATGGGCTTTTCACGCTGTTGAAAAATTTCAAGAGATAGATTCTACAAAAAGATATGGGATGCAAATACAAGTATACGAACCTTCAAATGCATTTAGAGATATAAGCGCAACAACAGAAGGTTACGAAACATTATTAGATACGTAGGGAGATGAGTATGATAATAGGAGACTATATAATTGAAGCAGCTAAAAAACAAGCAGAAGGTGAAATAGCAGTTCACAGAGCAAATATAGAAGTTTATAAAGCAATGCCAGCTGGAATAGGTGAACATAGTGATGTTACTGAAGCAGTAATTGCTGAGTTAAATAAATTAGCTGAAGCAGATGATCGTTTAGAAATGATTAATAAATATTTTATAAAATCACAAACATTAAACGAGTAGATATAATGGAATCAAAACCAAAAATATTTGAAAGAAATCCTGACACAGGCCAAGTTAGGTGGAGATTTGTTGGGGAAGACCCAAAAGTTTATGGTTGGCCTAATTATGGAAATCTAATTCCATCTGACGAATATCTTGAGGATTCCAATCTACAGGAATAAAACTATCTAAATATTTAGATCTTAATCTTATGTTTAACATATCATTGATACAATTAGGATCTAATCTATTTTCCCATTGTAATAACAACTCTTGCATTTTAGCTTCATTTTTTTTATTGAATATAGCTATAGTATTTTTTTTAAGTAATGACTTATCAAACTCTAATACTTCTTTCGAAGATCCATAATACTTTGAATATTGCTTTTCGTTTTTTTGTGAGAATCCAATATAATATCTTCCATCAGGAAAATATGTTACGTATACTCTAAATTTCTTCGCTTCTTTCATATTATATTTATATTGAAAAAAAATCTAAAAATCTCCTATAAATATATAGTTAGATGTTGACGACGATAGTTGAACTAACAGTAATGGACCTGGGGGCAGTACCCAGCGCCTCCACCAAAAGGAGTCTTAAATGGATGAAGTAATCCTTTGGGAATATAGAAAAGAATTAGTAAAGTGGATATGTATAAACAATTATTCTCCACGACATGCAAGACTTTTTCTGATGGGGGCGAAATAGGATCGACATGCTGGGAAAAGATTATAAGAGACAAATAACAAATTATGTAAATGGCAAAAAACCATCTACGTTTGCTTCAATTCTTCCAATGCAAGTAGAGCGTGTCTCGCTTGTAGAAGAAGCAATGAGAGCTTCAGCCTAATCGGTTTCGTAGCGATTAGCGGGGTGAGTACTACCTGGCAACAGAAGTGCTATAAATTTATTATGGAGTTATTATGGCAAGATCAGCAGGCAGCGTTCACGAAACAATACCAAAGAAAACATCTATAGGAAGAAAAAGACATTCTAAATGTATGTTGAATAAACATAAAAGAAGATCTTTTAAAAGATATAGGGGTCAAGGCAAATAATGGATACAAAAGAAAAAGATAGTAAGTTTGAAATAGCTGTTAGAATTTTAGGAAACGAATTTATTGCACTAAAAATAGGTGTACATGATATGAAACAAAAATGGATAGTTTTAGGATTAATAGTTATAATATCTTTAACTTGGGGCATGAGTTCTTTTGGTCCACCACTTATGGAGATGTTTAAATGACATATCAAGTAATTTATATCCCTAAAATTGAAGATGAAGTAGTTGTTGCAACATACGATAACAAACAAGATGCTGAAAATTGGATGGAACATATTGCTCAAGTGAATCCTATAGTATTAAAACATCATTATATAAAAAAAGTAGAATAATATGTGTGGAATAAACGGTATAACTAAAGGTAATCAGTTAGCTAGAATTTATAGAATGATGCAATATACTAAGAGAAGGGGTCCAGATGGCTCTTCTACATGGACTAATGAACATGTATCTTTAGGACACAATCTTCTAGCTATATTTGGCAATGTAAAAGAATCTATACAGCCATATCTTTATAAAGATTCAGTGTTGGTTTTTAATGGAGCTATATATAATCATAAAGATTTTTATCCAGAGTACGAAATAGACACACATGCTGTTGCAAGAGGTTTATATGAACATGGTATTGAATGGTTAGATAAACTTGAAGGAATGTGGTCTTTAGCTTTTTACAAAGATGGAAAATTAACTATATGTAGAGATCACTTTGGTGTTAAACCTTTATTTTATAGAAACACAGATCAAGGAATTATTTTTTCTAGCTCGATTGAAGCATTAGAAAGAAAATCTTCAACTTTAGATTTATTTGCATTTGGAATATTTAGACACTTTGGATATGTACCTGGATATCTTACTCTAATTAAAGATACATTTAAAGTTATTCCTGGCCAGTATATCACTTATGATTGTAAAACTAAGAAAAGAATTGTTGGAAATTTATGGGACAATCATAAGTTTAGTGAAAAGGATTCTTCTATAGAAGAATTTAAAGACAAGTTATCTGTAGCTGTTAAGAAAAGTGGTGTTGGTGTTAGACAAAGAGGATTGTTTTTGAGTGGAGGCTTAGATAGTATAAGTATAGCAAATTATTTAGATGAAAAGAATTCTTTTACATCATACTACTCACCTCAACACTTTAACTTTAATGATGATGCTGAAATAGCTAAAAAGTATGCAGCAGAAACAAAATTAAATCATACAGAAATAGAAATTACCCCTGAAAATTATTTTGAACATTTAGATGAAACTATGGATGCTTTAGAACAACCTGTGTTTAATAAATCAACTCCATCATATTTCTACATCAATAAAATTTTAAGAGAATCTGGTACTATTGTTACTTATTCAGGTGATGGAGGTGATGAAATGTATACAGGATATGTGACTCACGGAAGGTATCAAAATACAGGAAACCCATTTAGAGATCATTATAATGCAATAGCTTGGAAACCATCTAAAAGAATGAAAGTTACAGATCCAGCATTAGAAATTAATATAGATAGTTATACACAATATATGGAGAGTTGGTTTCCTAGTAAAGTATTTGGACCTGATCATCTTAACAATTGTTTGTTTGTTGAAATGTTAACTAGAGTATCTGAAGATTTTCTAACAAGAAACGATAAGTTTGGATCATACTTTGGAATGGAAGGTAGATTTCCATTGTTGAATCAAAGTTATTACAAATATATAATGGACATTCCATCTGGAATTAAAATGGAAAATAGAGATACAGAGAATTTTCAGAATGGTGAATACAAATATTTAGCTAGAGTAGGTTTAAAAAATGTTTTACCTGATTATGTTATAAACAAAGAAAAAACTGGATGGTCTATACCAGACAATCAATGGAGAAAAACTCAACAAGTATTTAGAGAAAAAATGTTGAAAAAAATTCAGGAACCATTGTATAATAAGTTAGACGAGATAGTTGATTGGCGCCGAGAAGATGGAGTAAAGACTTTTTATGCTTCAGCTTTTTTTAAAACTTGGGCCAAGAAAATTAACTTGTCAGTATAAATAAAATACAGATGTTACGAAAGTAAATCTGAAACCGTCTTGCATAACAAATGGAGGCAAATATGACTGGTACTTTTATGTTCCCTAGGAACGCTTTTTTAGGTTTCGACCATCTCTTAAATGAGATCGACAACATCAGCTTACACGCTAAGGATACTTATCCACCACACAATGTAGTAAAATTAAGTGATCACGAACACTTAGTAGAACTAGCAATTGCAGGTTTTAGTAAAGAAGATATTACGATTGAAGTCAAAGAGCACGTTTTAACTATTACAGGAAAACGTGAACGTCGAAGAGCTCAAGAAATGTATATTCACAAGGGCATATCAGCTCGTAAGTTTACAAAATCTTACAGGCTGTCAGAGTACACTGAAGTTACAGGTGCTGATATTACTAATGGAATTCTTGTCGTAAATTTGGAAGTTAGACTTCCAGAAGAAAGAAAACCAAAAGTAATTAAAATTAACTAATCAGCGACTCTCATTTTTTAATTAGTCAAAAATGGAGTGAACCAATGACTGCAATTACTCAAACTACATATAAGATCACATGTAATGTATGTGAATACGTAACTAAAGCGTTTAAAAATATTGTCAAATCTATGGTAAAAAATAGACAATTGGCTGCAAATGCAGAAGTTGCTAGACAACTACAACAACTTGGATTCTACGGAAGAGATGATGATTTAAAGCATATTATTATGCAATTAAATGATAGAA